TTCTCCCACAGTGAGTTGATGAGTTGCCTCCCCACCAGTACTTCCTGCATTATAGGTTGTTCCCCAAGAAGATTTACCTTGTGCTAATAACACACGACCAGCAGGCATTGCTTCCCACGTACCAAATCCAAACAATGTAGCTGGATTAGTGCTAACTGTAGATATATAAATACTTCCAACTGGATATATTTTTTTCATTGTATCTAGCATTGGAGCAAATTTTGCTATAGCATTTCTAACAAATCCACAAGTAGCAATTTGTGTATTATTCGTATCTACATTAGCAGTTGGAGCTGTTGGTGTTCCTGTTAATCCAGGGCTTGCTTTTGGTGCTAGTGTAGATAAATCTACACTAACAGCACTTGCAACACCATTATTTATATATACTGGCTTGGTAGCACTTCCCACTGTAGAAGTTCCTAATTTATTAGCAACACTTGAATTATTAGCATTATTAGCATTTTCTGCTGTAGTAGCTTTTGCTGCTAAATCCGCATTAGCTGCACTATCGGCTTTACCTTGAAGATTACCTATAAATTTAGTAGCGGTAATATTATAACCACTAGCATTTAAATTTCCTGTAACTGTTCCACCATTCTTATCTAATTTCTTATCAAATAATGTCTTATGTGCTTCACTATTCTCATTATGATTACTAATTAATTCTTCTGTGTTTGTTTCTATTCCCATAAACTCATCATATAAATATTTAAATTTTAAATCGTTTAATCTTTGAAGAGAATCAAACGATTGATATGATGGTGGAACATTCCCTAAATATCCCCAACCTTTTAAATAATTATCATCTGTCCAATCAATTTGAGAACTTGCCCCAGAAGCAAATATTTTTTGAAAATCCAATTCACTCATACTACATATCCTTTCTTAATTAAGTTATTACTAAATATTTCAGACAATGGAGCTTGACCAAATCCTTTAGCAAATTTTTGATTATAAAATCCAAAAACATTATCTTTATCAAAGTGTGTCATACTTTGACAACTAACTCCAGCAGGTCTAACTATTAAATCTAAAGCATTTGCAAATAGAATTTCATTTTTTGTTAATTTTCTACCAATACCAACAATAAATTTTGCATTATAAATGTCTTGTACTATAGCAATGTCCGTTTTAAAAATAAACTGTATAGATTTTATAGTGTCATTCATATAACATAAAGAATTATTTTTATTAACTTTAGCCCAAAGAATTAATCTATATTCTTCATCAGACAAAGATGTACTGGATAAATAAGGTTCGCTATATTCTCTAAAACGAGCTTGATTAAAACCAGTAGTATTAATTTGATTTTCAAATCCAAAAAAATTTATAGTAATAGCATTATTTATTAACCTGTTTCGGTCCACAATTTCTCCTATACCATCTAACTGTGCACCTTCACCTGTATCTATCCATCGCTTTTCTTTTAAATTATTAAAAGTATCATCTAATAACTGTAATTCATCTGAAATTGCACAAAAAATTGCTTGTAAAACTTTCGTATTAGAAAATTGTACAAGCAAATGGTTCATCATACTTTCATATCTATTCATTTATAATCACCTCTATTTGAGAGATGTCAAATGTTGCATTCTCATGAGCAGAAATCACAATATTATTATTGTTATATTCCTTAGGTGTTTCTCCTGTAGTAGCTTTTATATCTATATATGCTATAGCATTAATATTATTATAAATAGCACCTATAAATTTTTGTAATATAATATCTTCTCCAATATTTATTTTACTTGCTTCTTGTAAAATAATTTCTTTAATTTCATTTGGAGTATTTTCTCCCCATGTTTGTTCAGTATTTTTGGTAATAGTAATTTTAAGCCATATCTTAACTTGCTTAGGTCTATTAAAACGTATAAGATGACTAATCCCTTGATTATCCAATACTGTTTTTTCTATATCACCAAAAGTATTTATTCCTGGAGCTTTATAATTATATATTTCTTTTGCAATATCATCTTCACTGCCACCTTCAACAATTATTTCTATACTATGTGGTGGTCTATTTTCACTATCTACCGTATCACTATCATTTTCATATGCCAAGCAAGCAGTTACTCCAGCTACATTACTATATATATTAGCTTGTATTGCCTCCAACATTACAGAAGCTTTACTATACACCGAAGATGACCAACGTTGCCTAAGTTCTACATCCGTTTCTGCGTCCCTTCCAACTATATTTTTTATATTACTTACGCTATTCCAACCTGTAATAAATGTATTTATATTTTTTACACTACCTAATGTAGGATTTATACTTCCATATATATCTGACACAAAATAAATAGGACTACTTACATTTTTTATTATTAAATTAGTATTAATACTGAATATCTTAGTTTTGTCATTACTACTAATAGTAAGCAAATCATTACTTAAATTAAAATTTAAATTTTCTTTAGAAAATTGATTATATATATTTGTTAAAACATTTGATACATTATCAGATATTTTTGCAGTATAAGATTTTTGTTCTCCTTCTATTGTTATAAAATATGTTTTATCATTTTCTACATTATCTATAGTTAATTCAATTTTACTAGCATTATCTGAAGATATTTTACTTTCTTCTTTTATTGTATAAGTATTAGTATTTTCATCTTGAATTTGTAAATTAACAGGAAACCTAGTATTATTCAGACCTGTACATTCGCAAATTATAATAGTTTGTTCAGCTTGTATAGGTCTAATAGCACTTAAAGCTGCTGCATTTGATAATGATATACCAGTTGCTGTATGTGGATACATAGCAAAATAAACATTTTCAGCCAGTTCCCATAAATCCGCTAGTTCAAATGCATAAATCCCATGAATTTGACCAAATATAGAATTACTATCTGTTTGAATAGCTATTCCTAATTTATCTGCAACACGTTTATTTAAACTATCAATTATTTCTGGTAATCTTTTTCGTTTAAAACCTTCTTTTGTCAACCCATATTCAACTGTTGTTACCATATCCCAATATCACCTCATTTGTTATTAATCCATATTTTGTATTTATTTCATAGTTTATAGATAATTCTCTCCGTATCATTGAGAAATCTAAATTCATAGATGATATTTCCTTTACACCTTCAATATTCATTATCTTTTCAGAAAAAATTTGCTTTATATGATTTTTATTTGGATTTTTAACTAAAATATATTCTAAATAAGGTATTCCTTGTCTAGTATCTAAAAACCATTCATTCAACCAAAAACGCAGAGTAATTAGCACTTGTTGGGCTATTCGCTCTGCGTTATCTATTAATATTAAATCATTATTTTTTATTACTAAATCATTATTAGCTGTATTTAAAGCTATATCATAAGCCAATAAATCACCTTCTTTTATTGTGCCTCTCCTGTACTACCACCACCATTTTCAACATTTCCATGTGTATGATGGAGAAGACTTATACCATTTACTACTAAATCGCCATCAGCAAATTTAAAATCAGTACCATTCAATATACCACTAAAACCATTTTCAGTTATCTGAAGCATAGCCGAACCATTAAATAAACACACACTATTTGCATGTTTAATATTACTTTTTGTTGCATTTGTATATAATCCAGGTATACAAATTGCGTCATTTAACGAATGTTTTCTCAAATCATCAGAAGTATTGCTATTATTTACAAAATCATCCAATTGTTTTTCCGCAAAAATTATTAAACAGCCATCACCAGAAGATATAGGAAATGTAACTCCTGAATTACCTCCCATTCCTGTAGGAAATACTACCGGAACATTATAAATAATAGGATATGCAAACTCTCGATAATCTTCTGTTTTATAAGTTCCACTAGGTTGCACAATAGCTCTATTTATACTAGCGTCATATGAAATTATTTTTCCATTTAACGCAGTATGTATATTACTTATTTTCTCATCTACCCAATTATCTACTACATTACGAATTTCATTTGATGTTTGGCTCATATATAAGTCAACCTTTCAATCAAATCAATTTCACTATACCATTCATTAGAACTAATATCACCAGTATGACGAATAGCCTCTACTCTAAACCAACCTGTTATAAATTTACTTTCAACTTTTACAGCATCTCCAGGATTTATTGATGGTGATAATAAAGTTTTTATCTTCCAACCTGCTTGTTTTTCTGCACGGTCCTTATTCTCTTTTCTTTTTCTTTTGCGTTTTGGTGTTTCTTTATCAGTTTTATAATTAGATTTTACAATTCTTTCAGGGCTTCCAATTAGTCCACTATCCGCTGAAAAAACAATTCCTCTATTAGCAACTATTCCACCATCTAAAATTATTTGTAAAATATTATTTTGTATTGACCATGTACAGCCACTACCATAACATATTTCACTTAATGCTTCAGCACCTTTACCAATGAAAGAATATCCATTTTTAAAAGTACCAAAAGTCGCACCTTCTCCAAATACTATAGATAATCCCATATTTCTAGCAATAGCATTTATTATAGTATCACCAGGTGTATTAGGCGGAAAAGATATGCTCATAATGCTATCTCTAATGGCAACCTGTCCATCACTTAAATCAAATTTTGTAATTATATCTAATCCATTAATCTTAGAATATGCTTGTATTACATTTCCTATAAATAATTTTGTTACTCCACCATTGCCTTCATAACCTGCTAATATCTCACATTTTATATCAGGCTTTTCAATAGCTTTTCTTGTTGTATCACTTAAATTATAAATTTCTAAACTACTTTTATTCGTTTGTTTGGTTAAGTCTTTTTCTACAGTAAACTTAACTCTTAAGGTATTAGCAAATTCATAACCTATCTCAGGAAAAATAACTTTATACTGCCGTTTCCAAAAGCTCATTTAGTTCCTCCTTAGGTATATAAATCAATATTGCACTATTATTAATAAAATCTTTTCTAGTTATCACTTGTTTATTATTATTTACTACAGCTATTAATTCACCTTTTGGCAAGTCATGTCGTTTATATTGTGCTAATAAAGGAAAATTAGGAACAATTTTTATACTTCTTACTATATCAACATTATTACTATCTCTAATATCTATAGTCCAATCTTTACTGTTACCATTATATGCAAAATGTAATTTGTATACTTTATCATCTAAAGTAACTGTCTCCACAAAATCATTACTATCTGTAACAGAAATACTTACCACTATATCACTCCTTCTATAATAATGATGAAATTATTGTATTAATTGCTGTATTAACACTTACTTCTAAACCTGTTTGAATTTCTCCAGCAACACTATAATCAGCTTGTATAGTATTTACTTTTACTGTAGATGTATTTTGAATTGTTGTCATACCTGTACCTAAATTACTTTGTGTTGCTGTACCCCCATCTTTTTCAGTAGTACCTGCTTTGCCTTGAGCGTCATTATTAGCGTATTCTTCAGGAATATCTTCTGTTCTTTGTGTAACAATTTGTACATATTTAAATTCAAGTTCCATTTTATAACAAATACCATTTTTTACTGTTTTTGGTAATGGTGCTCGTACCATTACCATATTATTATAAATAGAATCTACAGTTTTTATAGTTATCGGTTCTCGATTTAAATATATTTTCATTAAAGAATTTGCTACATTTTGTAACCTATTATTATCAACAGTACCAAAACTAATTGGAGTAGGCGTAAATACTACCTGCATTTTTAAAGACATTGGTTTTCTTTGTACATGGTCAGCAATTATAGAACCATCTTCGACAGGGTTCTCTGTTACCTCACTATCAAAATTAGTTTCTGTTTCTAAAAGTACATCTACAGATAAATCTCCTATTTTAGCAGGTTCTGTTAATTTAGGCATAAGTGCAGGATATGTTTGTTGTTTATTCTTTTTTTCAGGCAATATACCTGGTATTTTTCCGATATACATAACAAAACCTCATTAATCGCCTGGATATAATGGTGGAAAATCTAATCCACTTACCACACTAACTGCTTCATCAGAATTTTTAACATTAAAGTTATTATTCATAGTATATTCATAACTAGCAGATGATACAGCATTACCTATACCATCTAAAACAGTATCTGCAAAACTTTGCAAACTATTCAATTTACTACTAGCCCATTCAATTTTATCTAATACCCAATTTTGAATAGCATTTGCTATCTGCTGCAATATACTTATTGCAAAAGAGCCTAAACCACTAAAGAAATTTTTAACTGAATTTATTGCATTTCCAAAAGCTGAAATAAATTGTCCAACTGCTATAAATGTTTCGGCAATGAAATTACCAAAAAACTGGGCTATGCTTGAGAAAAATAATGAAACTGCTTGTAAAGCATATATAAAAGCATTATATAAACTTTCTACAATTATGTTCTTAAGAATAATTAATTGTTCATAACACCATTGAATAGCCTGAATAACAAATCCAATAGCACCAGCTACTGCAATAAAACCACCATAAATATATGTTAGAATTATTACTCCAATATTAACAAGTAATTGAGCAAATTCCTGATTTTCTTCTATAAGATCTGCTATAAAATTTATTATTGAAGTAAAAATTTCTATTATAGACCCCAATATACTAGCTATAATAGCAAATCCTGTTGCAATAAGTGGTGCAATAGTTATAAAACTATTTTTTAGTAATGGTAATATATCTGAAGCTAATCTTGCTATTGCCTGCAAAAATGGCTCTATTGTTGGCAATAGTCCACTAAATATTTCTTGTAAAGCATTTTTAATTCCAAAAAATATATCATATATATCAAAATTATTTAATTCATTAGTGAATGGTTTAAAAGCTTCTACGATATCCATTACTATATCTTTTAAAGAAGAAAATCCTTCATATAGTGTAAATAAGATAGGATAGCTATCTTGAAATCTATCTAACCATTCCTGACTTCCATCATAATCATCCATTAAGGTAAACAAATCATTTACAATGTTAGAAATATACATAACATTATTAGACATAGATTTAGCAATAAAACTAAATACACCTGTTCCACGTTCTAATCGCTGTGTAAATCTATTCCAAAGATTTTCTATTTGTTGCAAAGACTGACCAATAGTCGTAGGCATTTTAGAAAATTCTTCATCCATTTTTGCACCAGCAGATAAGATAGCTCGCATTATATCTTCAGATTTTAGTTCACGCTCCGACCCCATTTCTTTTAATTCTCCAATATCTTTACCAAAGTATTCAGCAATTTTTTGCATTAGCGGTTGAGCATTTTCATTCAAAGAATTCAATTCATCTCCCATTAGAAAGCCACTACCTAGCGCTTGTCCTAATTGTAATATTGTAGATTGTGCTTCCGCTGTACTTGCTCCACCAATAGTTAAAGATTTAGATACAATATCTGTAGCACGCATAAAATCTTCTGTATTAAATCCATATTTTTTAGTGCCATTAGCAATTTTAAAATACAAATTTCCCATTTCTTTCATGCCTTGCCTATTTTGCTGTGATAACACATATAATCTATCTTCAATATTAAATCTTTCTTCATCTGTAGAAGTAATGGTTCTAAGTCTACCATCTAAATTCATCATCTCATCAGCAGATTTTTGTATTGCTTGTGTAAAAGCTATTATTCGGTCTATCGCAAAAGCAGCTATAATTGCTTGTCCAAGCATTCTTGCTCCATTTATCAAAGAATGCATACTACTTTGTAGACTTAAAATATTAGCTCTCGCTTGAGTTGTATCTGCATTTATTTTTAAATATTTACCATTAGAACCATGCCAACGCCCCAACTTATCTTGATATGCTCCCATTCTTCTAAGTTGTTCTGATGTATAAATGGCTTCTTTTCCTATTCCATTAATACTTATTCTGGTCTTATTTGCACTATTAGAAATTTTATTCCACGCATTACTACCTACATTAGCTATTTTCGATAATTTAGATTTTGTTTTATTTATACTATTATCTGCTTTATTTACACTATTTTTATCTAATTCATAAGCTATCTTAGCTATTAATTCTCGAACTACCATATTGTTTACCTCCTTTCTTTAATGATGGCATATTAGCATATTCAATATCTGACTTCATATCTAAAAAATGGTTAATTTCAACGATTTCAGCAAGACTTATTTTGCCATACTTTACATCTAAGAAATTAACCATTCCACTATCTATTGCTCTATAAATAAAAATTACATTTCCGAAGTATTCACTTGTTGTGCCAGGAATGATGGGAGTTTTATCTCTGCCAACGTTTTTTGGACACCAATCGGAACGCTGGAGAGCTGCGAAAAATCCAAATAATTTACCTTAAAAACTTTTATTGCTAAAACAATCATATCAATAATTCGACCTTCAAAAACTTCATTAATAGCTCCTTCATCAAGACGAATAAAATCTTTTTTCCCATTAGATTTTTCAATTTTTACTGCTACATATTTTTCATCTAATAATAATTTTAATGCTAATTCTAATTTATCACCGTCTATTGTATAAGCTAATTTTTCTAATCCATTACTTATAATTTGTAACATATCTCCTAAATTTTCAGTATCCATATCCCCATTATTTTCGGAAATACCTTTTAAGACGCCACCTAATGCAGGAGTAATAATTTTTTGTAACTCACCTAATACCCTAATAGCATAAAATGGTGGAAACTGTCTTACTGTAAATACATCATCACCAATTTTAACTTCTGTAAATTTACCACCAGTCCACATTATCAATCATTACCTCCAATCATTAGGTTTGCAACTTGTCCTGTATGAAATACCCATTCTTGAGCTTCAATTTTTCTACCTCTTTTATGTTCAGGAAAATTTGTAATCCATGCTTGATTGGCTTGAAATACTGTTGTTCCTGACAAATCTTTAATAGTTAATGGTAATATACCTCTGCCTGTAGAACGATCCAAATTATAAACGTTACTAAAATAATCATTTGTCTTAGATGTTGTAGCCAATGCAATGGTTACTTCATATGTTTGATTTGGGTCCATACTACGTCCAACACTGCCATCAGCACCGCTGTAAATTTGTGTTCCTTCTCCTAAAGGTTTAATTGTTACCATATCATCTTCTGCAAATCCGTCAACTTCTCTTGAACCATATACTATTACAAGCATTTTAGGATTATATGTTACTACTCCATCACTCAATTTATTTCACCTCTTATTGATTAGTTTTTTCAATTAAATTTTCATACGTAAGACTACCGCTTATATTTATAGCATGTATAGCACCAGCTAAACGTGCAGTAAATGTTACATCTTCTAATAATCTTTGTGCCTTAGTATTAGCAGAAATATTAGATGCTAATGGTACATTTATAACATACCCTTTATTTATATTTCCATCTTCGTCATATTCATCTGGAGTTATACCTCCTCGTTGCTGACCTAATTTTAAAGCTGAATTAATTTGTGCTTCAATTATTCCTATACCACCATCTGTAAATGGAATTTTATCTCTATTAATAAGCACATTAAAAACATTTACCATTATTTCTTCTTGTAACCAATCTCTAAAACGTATTACATCAATCCATTCGCCAGCAGATGTTTTCCCATTTTGAGTAATTGCTACATTTCTAAAGTTTTCAAAAGTATTGCCATTTTTATTAGTGATAGCAAGATACTCTGTTTCTGTTAAATTATCTGCTATTACACCTGCTAATTTTTTATTCGCCCATGTTTCACCACCAGGATTAATAGCAAAACATCTAGCAAATAATGCACATTCTGGAAAATCATCATCATTTGTGTGATATAACCAAAATGTTCTGTAATAATTATTACTCTTTAATAAACTACCAATATCTGTATCTATTTCACTATCCGTAGCCTCTTTTTCATTAACAACACAGCCAAATAACTTAGTATGTGTTTCGGTCCATTGTGCCAAAGCCAAAATATCTGATTTTTCTCTGCTAACTAAAGCAATTCCATAAAAATCATTATCACTAGCTACTATAGCTGCCATTGTCTCCGATAAGGTTTCAGTTGCAAGTATTGGTTCACATGATAAATTAGAGGATAAACTTACTGTAAAGGCTGTTCCTTTCTCTTTAGTTTCTAATTTTAATTTTTCTGATTCAGCTGTAACTGTAATTTCTTCATGAGCATTCATTAAAGTTTGCAAACCTTCTATAATAGTTGTCGCACTAGCTTCACTTGAACTAGAATACTCATAATCTTGTTTTCCTTTTTTAGTTTCTAATGTAATTTTATATTTTGTATTATCTTTTACATCAGATACAGAAATATTGATTTCATCTACTTGTCTACGTCCTATTTTTACAATATTAGGTCGTGGTATTTGTGAAAAAGCGTCTGCTGCTGCCAAATATAATTTATCTGTTGCCTTAAAACCATCTTCAAGCATACTATCTACATTTGTATAAGTAGTTACACGGCTTAATGTATTTAAATGCTCTCCAACAATCAATAATGTACTAAATCCTTCTTTACTTATTCCTGTAGTATTAAGACTAATTTGCACATTAACAATTCTATCTAAATTAGCCATTATATTTCCTCCGTTATTATTTCTATTGGTAATTCTTTACCTGTATTACCTGTAATTTTAACATTTGCAATATATCCTACATCATCTAAATAAGTAGGAGTAAATCTTATTATTATGTCTACACTTGCTCTAGTAGTAAAGTGTGTATTATTCAATAAGGCAGATACATCCTGAACTGAATTATAGTCAACAATAGCTATATTAGCTTTAAATAACCTATTTATAACTGATTGTTTATTTAATTTATCAATCAGTTTATATAACATAGTACATGCATTTCTGTTATTATCAGCAAATACTTGTATCTCACATGTTAATAATTTATGTCCAATTATATTATTAACTCCTGGCTGATTAGTACGTTCAAAACTAGATTGTACCTCATCTTTTATAGAAGCATATCTTATATAAGCAAAAGTATCTTTGGGTTTAGGTGCATTCTGATAAGCATAAATCACTTTATTTTTTTGTAAATCCAACAATTCTGCCACTAAATCGTGAAATAATAAATTCTGTTCATCATTCATCTGTTATCTCCTGTGCATAAGCTTTATAATGATTTATTAAACCATTCTGATAAGCATGACAAGCAATAATCTTATATTTTTCTCCCATATATAAAAGCACGTCAGCATTTTGTTCTGACGTGCTTTTATCTGTTAATAACTTAGTATCTGTATAAATTTTTACAGCATTATTTGTATTAGTTCCTTCAGGAAATATTTTAGTATATTCATCTAAAGATATAGGCTGTACTGTAGCCAGTATTTTTAATGTGTTACTATCATTTGTAATATATTTACCACTGTCATCATAGTACCCTTCTTTTCTTAAAATAACCACAGACCTTCTAAACGACACATAATCACTCCAATTTATGTTTAATACTTGCTCTCATGCGTCCAGTATCAATTAATGGCTTATTATCACCTTTAGCTCGTACAGTAGCAGGTGAAAGAGGTGTAAAATTTCCATCTGTAATTTTTTCTTGTATCATGCCAGCAACTTTTAAACCAATTAAATTTAATGCTTGTTCTGGAGTTTGCTTACCTTCAATTATTTTTGCCCCTAACTGTCCTGATAAATTAGCTATTTGAGATGAGTTATCGTCTAATGTGCTACGAATAAATGAGCGTTGTGGTATATGTTCTGCTCCATATTCATGAATACTGCCAATATATGCCATTGTATTTTTCCCATCAGCACTCATATCACCTTCTTGAATACCCACTTTTAATACTTTTTTATCAAGTGTTTTCATATTTTTTATAATCTTTTCCCAACCTAAATCAATATCTTTTACATTCATGGTTTTTTCCTCATAATCCCTAGAGGTTTACACATTTTTTGTAAATCTAAATATCTAATACCATAATAGGTTTTATTTAAAATACTTTCATTTTCCATATTATTTTGAGCATATGTTCTAGATAAATCTCCTTCTTTTTCACTTATTACTTTACCTGCAATAATAGAACTATCTAAGGCTCCATTCTCATTATTAGCTATATTATCTAAAGTAATATAATGTGCAATAAAAAAAGCAAGTGCTTTCTCATAGAACTTGCCAAAATATTTTTCAGATACGAAATCTGAATATAGTTCAATATATTCTTTTATTTGTTCATCATCTATATCTATTTTAGGAGCAATTACTCGTATTTTATTTATTACTTTATTTATTAATTCCTCACTCATCATTTTTAGTGGCTTCCTTTATTTTTTTTTCAGCCAATTCATTAATTCTTTTTGATTGTTCGAGAGATTTTTTTTCATCCAAGATTAAAATTTTCCCATTTGCGATTTTATTTACCATTTCAGGATAATTTTTTTTTAGTTTTTCTAGCTGTACCTTTTCAATTTTTATAGGATATCCTGGTTTTAATTTTAATTCACCGATATTTAAAATTCTAGCTTCTGTGTTTTGCAAATACATAATCTTACACTCCTACCGCTTTAGTAAAACAATATGGTCTAAATACAGTAACACCAATAACTTCGGAATGACATGGTACTGTAAAAGCTAAATTTTTAGCTTGTATTGGCATTTGTTCAAATCTATTTGGTATTTCCAAACGTATATAGTCTGGGTCAAAATAACCCACAATCATAATATCTTTTGCCCCTGTACTATCAGCGTTCTTTAATTCTCCAATTTTTTCCCAACGTTTAATTTCCGGATGATTTTCTTTAAGCATTGCTAATACAGTTTTTGTAGTTTGTCCGTCTGCTGTAGTATAAAGAGTACTAGACAATGTAGTATATGCACTTGGTGGCAGCAATACTGTATTAGGTTGTTCTGTATCATCTGTATTATCTTGAATTGTATTAATAAACTCATTCATATCTCGAAATTGTTTTTCTGCTGTTTTTGAACTTAATGCTGTTCCTGAGGCTTCGCCATCATTTTTTAATGTGTATTCAGATAAATTAGGATTATCTAAAAATCCAATGATACCATTATCTTTATCTCCAAACCATGCAATTTTATTAATTTTTACATCATTTGCTTTTCTAGCTGCACTTGCTTTCATTGTGCTAAGTGGAGTATTAGAAAATACTGCATGTTGTAAATCTCTAACAGAATACTGATATGCTATTCCTAATTGTTTTACTTTAACGCTAGTTTCTTCTACAAATATATCAGCAAGTGGTAAATCATCTGCTGGATTAGCAACTATTTTAGCCATACCAACCATATCATAAGTACGTTGTAATGCTGTAGTTGCACCTGCACTAACTTCTGTTTGCACTGGAAATACTGTAAATGCATTCAATTTTCCATGTGTTACTTCTAAAGTTTTAGCTCTAACTTGTGTAAGCATTCTAGCTGCAATAGCTGAATAATTAGCATCAAAATTTGGTATAGCGTGTGCTATTACATCTGAATCTAATCTCTCTACATTTAAAATATAATCTCTACTATTCATATTTACTACTCTCCTTGCTCTACAGTTACATTTCTAAGGCGTAAAAGTGCTAATTTACCACTTTCAGCACCTTTTATATATGTTGCTCCAACTACTGCTGTACCTGTTTTACCCCATTTATAAGTACTTGCCATAATACAAGCAACATCACCTGCGGTAACAGCTTCACCAACTTCAACATAAATATCACCTGTAGACATAATTGCTACACTATCACCTTGTTCATAATAAGGATTAGATGGTTCTTTATGATTATGAACAACTACTCCAATAACTTTACTTTCAGAACCACTATCTACTTTTTTTACTAAGTTTTCAGTTGTACCTAAAACTACAGCGTCTCCAGGATTTAATCCTTTTTCTTCTTCAACAGCATAGCTATCACAATTTCTAATAGCAGTATTAGCTATCATACCTGCAAAACCTTTATCTAGTTCTCTACTGTACCAACTCATTTTATTATTCTCCTTTATATGCATTTGCTTCTGCTTGTTTTAATTCTTCCATTTTCTTAATGTAATCAAAATCATCAAAATTCATTTTATTATCATTATCTCCATTAATAATTCTTCTTTTAGAAGCACTTGCACTATCTATATTAATTTGCTGTTCACTGCATACGTCAAACATACCATCAATATATTCTTCACTTTTATTATCAATATTAAAATCTCCATTAACTTTTTTTATTACAGCTATTTTAATATCTTTATTACTTAAGGTATCAATTTTATCTAAATTATATTGCTTAGCAATGTCAAGCATTTTAACACGTTCTTTTACTGCTTCATCAAAGTTAACACTTTTATTAGCTTTTTCATCTGCTAAATCTTTTTCTAATTTATCAACTTTTACTTTCATTGCGTCATATTTTCCTTGCAATGCGTCAAAATTAGCTTTTTCCTTTGTCTTATTTGCTTTCAATGTTTCAAGTTCAATTTTTACTTCTTCTGCACATTCATATTCTAAGCCATTATCAAGTCTAACTTTTGCCATATGTTTTTTATCCTCACTTTCAATTATTTGGTCACCATCCATATTAAGACGAGCATTGCCTGCTCTACCTTTTTGCACAACTGCAAGATGATTGTACCTAATATTTCTTTGTATTGCGTCATAATGTTTACCATCAGGCGTAATACCTGGTGTTTCATCCAAGTCTAATGTATAACCACAAGATAATTCTCTATGTGGTGTATCTAAATTATATAAAGTAATATCTGCTCTAATATTATCTCCATCTTGTTCACCACCAGAAATTACAGTACCTAAAATCGGTATACTTTTTGAATTCTTATTATTAACCATAGCCACATGACCTAGTGTTATAGGCTTTCCTTTAATACTAGCTAAACTATCAGCATTAAAAGCTTCCTCAGGTGGTCTATATTCAATTCTTTCTGAACCATCTGCATTCTGATAGCGAAGAATACCTGTTCTGCCGATTATTGGTTTGTCAATAATAAATCCTTCATCTGTTTTTGTAGCTTTAAAAGTAAATCTATCATATCTTTGCATATTTTCACCTCCTTCCTAAGTAATAGCAACACCATTTATATTATTTAAATCTATAACTGGAATAGCCACACAACGACAGCGAATAGCCATTCCTGGATGTCCATCTATAGGTGGCTTATCCCATCTATATTTTTTCCCATTTCTAGCTTTATGCATTGGTCTAACTCTACTATCTCCAGCAGTACGCCAAATATATTCTTTTATACCAGCTTTAACTTGTCGCATTCTAGTAATTTGACCATTTAATTTCCCTATTTGGTCAACAGCTATTAATATTGCTCGCTTTTCTGTTATTCCAGTTATCTTTTTTATGCTATTAGCTAAATTTTTTGTTAACATACCATTTTGTATAGCTTCTAATATTATTTGCTTTACTTTATCAAAAAATTGTGTTTCAACCGAAGTTATTAAATTTACATTGTCATCAACCCATAAATTCATCAATTCTTGTAAATTGGGTTCTCCTGTAAAAATATCTACACCTATTTTAGATTTAAACGATTTATCTAATTCATTTTTAGTAAACCTACTTATATTTAAAAACATCTGTTCTATTTTTCTAGTTATAAAGTCTTTTGCTATTAAAACATAATAATTTTGTTTTATTTTATCCATCACATCGTTAAATGTATCGCTCAAACCATCTAAACGATTTTGATTTATAAATGTTTTAATATTATCAAGCGCTAATACAACAGATTTTTTTAATATTTTTACTAAATTAACCAATTGCTTTTTATATTCTCTTTCATATTGATACGGATATCTACATTCATATTGCCTTTTATTCAATAACATCACGTCCTACATTATCTAGTGTTCGGTCCAATTTAAAACCTTGTTCTTCTAAATAATTTCGCAACTCAACATTGTCTAAACCACCTATATTAACAAGTGAAGTTAATGCAGAAATATTTTTTTCTTTTGTTTCAGCTTTCATTTTATCTGTTTCAGCTTGCTCTTTTTCTGTTGGAATTGATAATGGATTAAATTTTAAAGACCAAGTATCCGGTAACTTTATTTGATAGTCTTTGCATTTAGATAAAAAATATATAAATTTACTAAGTTGAGGTTTTAAATCTCTACGTTGTAATTTTTGAACCATAGAATAATATTGTTCAAAATCACTATCTCCTGTAGCATTTTGACCACCTGGAGAACGACCAAACAAAATCGTTACAGGTATTTCACTTACAGCAGATAACATAGTTTGCGTTTTATCTAAAATATCTTTTACTCCACTTAAACTAATGCTTTTTATATCATAATCATCATCTTTATCTATAGCTAAGGTGTTTAAGATATTTCTGACCATATCTATATTTTGTAAATAAGTTCGTACTTCATCTTCTCCACCTTCTATAGATAACTTATTTAGTAATCCAGCTATTTTTAAAATGCCTTGTGCCATACGTTCCATAATATCAATAGCAAATTTATTACCTAAGTCATACTTTAGAATTAAAGTATCATAGATATTTTCTAATACCATACCGCCCCAACCATTACGTTCATTTCTCAAAATGTTAGGTACAGTTAATCCATTAAATATAATTAATCTAGAATAATGTATTTCAAAGTAAGCTCCTGTTGCTTCATCACTTATCAAATAGGTTTCAGTCTTTTTATAATTAGTACTATTAAAATCTTCATTCTGTTTTAATGGAATAACTTCTTTTGCGGAGTAAACTCGTATTTCTTCAATTCCATAAATATTATTTTCATCTAGTGGTTTTGTCAGATCTTCAGATAAATCTTTAAATACTGGAAAAATAACTGCACCACCATAACATCTATGCCAATATAAAGCAGTTGCGAATTTTTCTTCACAAGCTAAATCTTCATATAAAGAAAGGATTTTGCTTTCAGCTTCTGATACATCTATATCATCAGAAGTCTTTATACAAAATCCTGCTCTAAGTGCCTCATCTGCTGGGGATGTAATTATCTTTCTAAATATGCCATTTTCTATAAACAAATTTTCCGACATATTATAAGTTATAAACATTTTTCTTATAATGCCAGTATATCTACTAGGGTCATAACGTATCGTTCCAACTCCATTTACTATATTAATCATGCTATCTAGCCTTTTTATTTTTATCACCTACCTTAAAATACACTAAGATTTCTAACTTTAGTTAAATAATTAAATGCGTCTGAACTAGCGTCAACTAAATCATCATGAATACCATCAGGAAATGCACATAGTTCGTTTAAATACATTTTATTCCAATCTCCTCGCAACAAAAAAATATTTCCTTGTTGCCATTGTGCTGCAAATGGTTCTGCTCTATTAATCTTACTACCATTTATTCTTTCAATTTGAACATTAAACCCTGCAAGAAATCTAACATAGGAATGAGCCTGTTCTTTTCCTGCTTGACCTGGGTCTTGAGGAATATGAATATTATTACATCTATAATTTATTTTATCTTGCATAGCTATACGTCTAACAGCTTGCCTTACTCCATTTGCATTCAAACAACCAGTAAAGACATCTAAAATAATAAATTGCCCATTTTTTAAACGTGCCATCAAAACACCAGCCGTTTTATCTGGGCTTCTATTTGTTGGAGTTTCTTCTGTAGCTGCTAAATCCCACGCTCTACAAATAGCTACTATTTTATCTGGTATATTATTTACAACAGATATCTGATTATGTTTAAAATATAATCCACTTGCTGGTCTAATTTTCCAGTTTCCATTTAATAATTGTTCTTTAGTAACTGTATCTTGAGCTTTTAAATTCGCTAAATATCCTTTGTCATTTTCTAATAAAATCTTATTATCATATATTGATGAAGGAATAAATGTAAAGCTTTTTGGCTCAATATTATATTTTTCCAACAGCTCATCTGAATCATCAGACCATATTGGTTCATCATTTACAATTACAAAATAACGTATTTTACCACCACGAGATTGAATAGCATATCCTGTATCTTGGTCTATATACCATTTAATAAAATCTGCTACCCAACTATCAGGGTCAGGATTACAAGTAGCCCTTATATATGGTTTTATTCCCGCAATAGCTGAACGATTACGAGTAAGCATATAAGTAAATTGTTTCCAGCTAAAATGTGTAAGTTCTTCAAATTCAATCAAAGGAATTTGTGCCCCTTGATAATCATAAACAGTTTTGTCGTACTGAAGATGGTTCATTACAATTTTAGCACCGCTAGGAAATCTAAAATATCTATTAGGACTTCGTATATCTTTTGCTCCTAATGCTGTATACATCTCAAGAGCTGTATCCCATAGACCACCAGGAGTGGTAATTTGAGGAGATGTTCGTCTAAATATGATACAAGAAAAATTCTTATTATTTATGTGTCTTAATGGCTCTATTAGTGCAGCATAAGTTTTACCACCACCAGCAGCTCCACCATAAAAAACTATATCTGCTTTGCTAGATAAAAATTGTTCTTGTTTCCCTTTTTGTGGTTTTATAATCATTTTTAGTCCCTGCCATTATCTGGTATATATATTTGAATGGTATTTATAGGATTAGTTTCTTCATCAACTTTATTATCTTGATTTGAATTTATAAATGTAGCTTCTCCACGGCTTAAACGTTCTATTTTAACCGCAGTATCAAATAGACGAATAATTTCATTTGCATTTAGTTTAGATACATCTATTTTCTTTAATGCTTCTACTGCCTTTGCTTGCATAGACATTGCAATAGCGATATGACGTTTAGCCATCTTCTTACGTTCTCTTACAGCGGTTTTATATTCTATCTCCTGGAGTGATTTATCCCATGCTATACAACGTTCTTGCCAATTATATTTTTGTTTCCATTTGTCAACTAATTGCCTACTTTTTGACAACCTTTTAGCAAGCTGACAAATATTCCTATCTTCCATTTCTAAATAGGCTTTAAATGCAGAAAAAGCCTTTTCAGTTTCACCATCTTGTCTTTCCCATGGTCTTAAATTTTCATTTCCCATCACTCTCCCTCCAAATAAAAAAGGTAGGTTTCTAAACCTACCTATCTAATAAAACCTGCAAATGTTATTTTTTTTGGTTTCATATTGTATTTCTTAGCAATTTCCATGCTCCTATTATTAAATAATTTTATATATGGTTCAATATCTGTTTTTGCTTCTGCTCTTGTAATCAAACCTTTTTTGTATGCACATCTAGCTTCAAATGCTCTTTGTTTTATTATTTCTAACATATCATCATCTCCTTGTGCTTGATATGTTAAGGTAAGTACTATTAAATGTCCAGATCTTCATCTGATATTTCTAAAATATCTATATCCCCATATAAATCTCTTATTTTCTTCTGGTCTCCTTTATAAAAAACTAATACATTTTGATGTGTTTTACCTACTTTTCTACTTATTGAAAAACCTCTCCCCATTCTAATTGGTAAAGAACCTAATGTTGTTAATAAAATTATTTCATTATATAATTCCATTCCTGCATTATGAAATGCAGCTATAGTTTCTGATACAAAATTTCTATACATGCCAGTTTTTCTGTTTCTAATATCTCCAACAACAAAACATGCAAAACGATTATCTTTAAGCATATTAACACTATCAAATATTATTTTTCTATACATAGATAAAAAATCTTCATAAGTTTGATTACTTAAATCTTCTTTATCATCACTATATATTTCTAAGTCATAATAAGGCGGGCAACTAAATATAAAATCATACTCATCTTTTGCAAGCGAAGATATATTTAAGCTGTTTCCACATATCCATTTAGGTTTTATATCATCTGTGGATAATAATTCATCACCCTGATTTATATTAGCTTCTATCTGTTCTTTTCGTAAATCAACTCCTGTATATTGCCTATTCAATTTTGAAGCAATAATACCTCTTACACTACCACCTGCAAATGGGTCTAAAATCTTTGCTTTATCAAAACTAAACCAATAATACATTAACTCACATAAGACAGGGTCAAATACACTTAGTATCCCACCTGTATTAGTAAATTTTAATAAACTATCTTCTTTCATGTATCTATGCAAATAATTATCTGTAAACTCTGCAACTGATAATTTACGACCTATTTCCTTCTCACATTTCTCTTTATATTCATAAAATCTAGGTACTGAACCTGCTGCACTACCTGTCGTTTTAATATTTTCTCTTGATAAATCAGATTTAATGCCATACTTAAACCATGCTCTTTTTCTTTCTTGCCATTGTGCACATCTTGTATTTAATACAGATGTTGGTGTAAATAAAAATTTTTCACTAAGTGAAACTTTTTCTAATTCTGAATCACATACTATATCTTCATCTAAGTGTTCAACAATATCATTTATTTCTGACATATCAAAATCAAAAATATTCATATCAATACTATTAATATTAGCTAATTCTTCTTCTAATTTCTCATAATCCCAATCAGCTAATTCAGACACTTTATTATCTACCAAACGAAAAGCTCTTATTTGTTCTTCTGTTAAATCATCAGCTATAATACATGGTACTTTATCCATACCCAATTGTTTAGCAGCCTTCAATCTTGTATGACCAGCAACAATTATATTACTACTATCTATTATTATTGGGACTTTAAATCCAAATTGTTTAATACTGTTTGCTACTGGTTCAACAGCCTCATCATTCAGCCTAGGGTTATTTTCATATGGAACTATTTTATCTGTTGGTTTATAAATAATCTTAATGTCCATAACTACACTTCCTTTCCTTATTTTTAGGTATAAAAAAAGCACCTATTTAGGTGCTTAAATATCTTAGATATTTTTTTCAAAATTCCAATTTAGTATAGACGTTCTTAAAGCTTGAAAAACAGATGATTCAAGCTTTAAATTTTCTTTAGTATAAATGGATCCATCTTTATACTCTACATAAATAATAAAATTCTCATTATTTACATTAAAAGTAACCTTTAATTTCATATTAGGAAATACTCCTGACAATACCTCTACATTAAGTAATTTAAAATACATAAAATCACCTCAAATAAAAGATATTATAATTATATCATCAAATATAATTATATGTTATAATATTTTTCGTTGCCCTTCCTATACTGGTAACAGTTAGGAGGTGTCCATATGTCAAGATTTATCATGTTTTTAGAAGCTGTCATGGCAAGTATAGTTGCCTACTATATTTGCAAAGGGTTAGACATGCTTTTTTCGATTTTATGTGGCAACTAGCCTAGCTTCAGCGTTAGCTATATAACGCAAGAAACCCCATGAAGGTGCGAGCTTCATGGGGTTTTGCTGTCCATATGACAATTTATCATGTTTTGCCTATATTTAGTATAGCATATTACATAAATTTTGCAACATGAAGGCTATTATTCTAATATAAAT